GATTTGTCAAATAATTTCTGTATAGGTATACTTGATCTAAATGCTCTAGTATTACCTGGGTAATCTGTTTGTTGTACTGGATCAAATGAAGGTCCTGGTAAATTTAAAGACTGTATTCCATAATTCCAATAATCGATAGGTTCTTTTATTAACCCACCAGGTATTCTAGTAAGAAATGGTTTATACTTTTTTGCAATGGGTTCAGGGATAAAATTCCTTGGAAAGTCAAATTTAAATTGGTTATTTCTAGCGCTTAGTATCATATCTTATAATTATCTTCTATTCGGATTAAATTAATTACCAGGTCTACCATTATTCAAATCGTTTTTTATGTCATTTAGAGATGATACTGAATTTCTCCCTGTTGTAAAACTCTGTAAGTTCCTAGCAGCTTGTCTAAAAAATGTTTTCTTTTTAGATTGAGTTTGAGCAGCTGATGCTCTTTTTTTAATCGAGTCAATCTGTTGCTTCTTTTTAATTTGTCTTCTACTAAATGCTAATGCTTCCTTTGCTCTTCTGTTTATTAAAGCAACCTTTGCAGAACTTAAGTCTTGTGTTAACTCGGCTATCTCGTTTGTCTGTTCTTCATTACTATTTTGCAATGCTTGAATTGATAAAGTATCTTCTTCAGCTGATTCAACCAACTCTCTGTTGATTTTTTCAAGTGAAATATTATTAGATTTAAGTTTTCCTAACTCTATACTGTATTGTAATCTTTGTTCTTCGATCTGCGATGTAAGTGTAGTTCTATTGGCAGCATCAACTGCTAACCAAATACCTTGGTATAAAACTGATTCATCAGAAGTAGATCCATCAATAGGATCTATCATTTTTGTAGAAATATAAAAGTTATTATTTTCTAATGCTAATATCTTTTTACTATCAGATCGTGTTATTCTAAATAATACTTCACCTTGTGATAAATCAACTTCTTCTACTTGTGTATGATTTTTTATTTCTATATCATCAGTATCTCCTATAAAGTTTAAATATAAAGTTCCTACATTACTTAAATCAATTGGAGTATCTTCACTGTCTATTTCATCATATAATGTAAAAAGGAAATAATCATCAAAAGGGGATATCCTTATCATGCCATCACCTTGAGGTAATGGAGTTTCATTAACTGATAAGTTAACAAACCTCTGAAAATATTCTTTTGCAGGTGCCGTTAAAGATATGTTAGTTTGTATTGCCATCGGTTTCTGTTATTGTTTGTATTTTAACTGGTGAAATTGCAGCTTTTACTTTTATCCTATCTCTAAATGTTGTTACATAGCTAGTTTTCACAACTAATTTTTCTGCTATTTGTTCAGATGTGTTTGCACTACTATCAGCAGCACTATTACCAGTTCCTACTACTATTTGTTTTCCAGTATCATTATTAATTTGATTATAAACATTAGCTACAGTTGGAACTACTCCTAAATTAATCTGTATCATTTGAGCCCCATATTTTTGCGGATCAAATGATGTTAATCTTGCATTCTTAATTATTTGTGTAGCATCAGCTTTATTATATAATCGTAATATGTAATTAATAGAAAATGAAACAGCTGTATTAGAATTTTTAATAATAGGCCTAAACAGAACAGGATTATCAAAGTCAGTATCCTGTGTTATAACCTGAAAACTTGTTTGTGCAGAAACTAAACCAACTTGCTCAGTTACACTAATTTCATGAAATACTACATACTGCCCACCTGAAGAATTTAATTGAGCAATAAAATTACTGAATGTTGATCCTAAAACTTGTCCTGATAATTCAAAATAATCTCCGTTATCTGATTGTTTTACTTCTGCATATAAATTATCATAAATATCTCTATTTAATATAGAAACAGAATTAATTTCTTGCATTTCATAAAAACTGTATGCATTCTCAATAATAGTTTTAAATATACCAGTAGCCCTCAGTGTAATAGCAGGTGTTCCAAGAAACCCTTGACTATCAGTAACTTTATAACCAACACCGTTTGGTTGTGTAGCATTAAATAAATTATCCATAAAATATAAAGAAGGAACTCTCCATTCAATATATGTAGCATAAAGTTTGTCAGCAATTAATAGTGGATCAGGATTAAGCGTCGGTGTATCGCCTTTTAAGTAATTAATAGACGAAAGATTTAGCATTACACCATCTCTTCTAGGGGCTAATACTTCAAATACAATACCATCAAAGCCTTCAAAAGTAAACCCTGCAACAAAATGTATCCTAACTTTATCATAAGCAACATTTAACTGTGGGCTAAACGTTTGTAAAAGATTAGCAGAATCAGTTAGTGCTGGACTAAAATCATTATAAGGAACCCCTATACTCGTATCTAATGAAACATATTGTGTTCGCGTTGTATTATTAGATACTGCTGAAATGTCTCTGTAGTTACCCATCACAGCAGAAACACTATCAGTATTAAAGAAATAAGTTCCTTTAGTATTAGTGTCTCGCATGAGCTCAATTGGGTAAGATGACGTACTATACGTAGTAGGTGTAGCCTGACTAGTATAAACATACTCTATAAGTATTTGCTCAGATATTTGTATAAACCTTGATGATTCCATTCTATTCTATTTATTTACCATTGCAAAAGCTTTGGATTCCAAGAAACCCCAATTCCAATATATGGTCCTAAACCACCATCTCCGGTAATTCCCATCCCCATATTTAAACCGAAACCAAAAGGTTTTCTGTTTTGCATTTGTATATTTTTAAACTCCGGGCTATTTTGATTAACCATAATTCCTTGAGTATTATTAAATGTTGTCCCAGGATAATCAGAGGTTAGTTTAATAAAAACCTCCTTAGAAACAAGATCCTGTGATAATGTAGCATCTAACCATATATTTTGTTTTAATTCTATGGTAGCAGATCCAAACATTAAACTATCAGTAAAAGTATAAGGTAAAGATATATCAATTAATCTTGAGCTCTTTTCCCAATTACCTTTAGAATTAAAACTTAATACTGATTTAAATTCAACACCGTCTTGTTTAACAACAGTGTCTTTTGTTTTAACTGGAACCTCTACTATTTTTTCTTTAACTATTGTTTTATATTTAACAATTGTTATTGGAGGTCTACCTTTTTCATAATCTAAACTATCTCTTAATTGCTCTAATGATAAATTTAAACCTTTAATTTCTCCAACTGATTCACCATTCTCATTTACATAATTAAGAATAGTATCATTAGCAGCCGAAAGATTGTTTTGAAATCTAGTAACCTCACCTTTTGCTTGCTCTGTTTCATTACATTGTTTAATTAATAAAAAAAACAATACTATAATCCCACCCAATAAAAACATTCTAGTGTTCTTTGGATCTGTTAGAATACCGAGGATGTTTTTAATAATTAAAATCATTTTATATACTTCATTAACTTATTTGGTGTTACTTCAGCCGCGCCGTACCTTTTTGCAATTTTACTAATAAACTTTGTTTCTTTTAGCTTCATACTATCAACTTCTTCAAAAAGACCATCTCGTTTCTTTGCTAAACTTTGAATACTTTTTTGCATTAAGTCTAGCGAAAGTTGAATTTCTTTATATCTGCTTACGAAACTATTTAGTTCTTTTATTTCTTTCTTTGTCATTTTATTTAAATTTAAATTAATTATGCTCCTATATAATCTCCATGAAGATTAATAACTGAAACCGTTTCAGGTAATCCACCAGTACTCCATCCCATTTGAACATCTACTGATTTAACACTTCCTCCTGATGTGCTAGAAGTATAGCGTGCAAATGAACTACTTCTTATTGCACCATTCCAAGTTAAGACCCCTGCTAACCTTGTAATATACGCAGTACCTGTATTTCCTCCAGCGTTAGCTTGTGGTGCAGTAATTTCATAATCTTGATAAACCCAATCCTTCCATGTATTAGAAGAACTTAACTTAGCTCTCATAATAGGAACTTTAAATTTTATTGTTCCCCAATAATCTTTGTATACACTACCGGCTGCATAATATGCTAATGATCTATTCTGAATGTCTATTTCATATCTTGAACCAGCTATAGTTCCAACTGGCATTGAAAGGTCCAAAGCAAAATCTTGATTATTCGTTAAAGCAGTACCCCCACTATTAATTGCGCCATATACACCAGGTGCAAATGTTACACCAATAAAAGGTTGTTCTAATTTAGCTATAAGCGCAGATGATGGAAAACCACCGTTTAACCTAGCAGTATCATATGCATATATACTAGGTGTACCTGCTGTAGCACTACCTATGTTTGCATTATCATACCCTGCTTCATTACTGGCTCTTGTTGAATCTCTACTAATAATTTCAGGTACTGACCACATTACTTGCTTTTGATTAAGGTTCCACCATTCAGGTTTACCACTTGACCCTAAATAATTATCGGCACGCCCAGCTAATTCAATTGCACCAGTGTAATCATTCCCTTTTCCTATTCTTATTGAAGGTGCATCAACACCAACATCTCCTCCATTGTTCTCACTATTAATCCATTTACTATAAACTGCACCATTATCTAAATTAGTACCTCCTGATTTTTCACCCATTTGCATTAATGTTTGACCAGCACCAGAAACAGCAGGAAGTGTGGCATCATAATAATAATTTACCTTTTCACGATTATTATTTACCGATAAAGGTTTAATACTAGAAGTTTGGCCTACAGGTGAATATGTAGTTTGCCCTACTAATCTTGTATGCTCAGGAAAAGATGTTGTTCCAAAATCTACTACAATACTAGGCGAGGCTAAAACTTCAGCCGTGGTCACTGCAGTCTGTCTTCTTACAGTAACAACACTATTTCCTATTATCTTAATATCACCACCAGTATTTGAATTAGTTACCGTTGATCTATTTTCAATAATAATATTTGCTCTAGCACCAACACTACTTCCTTGTTGTACAATATTAATATTACCTAGCTGCGATGATAAATCATTTGGACTCTCTGTTCTTAATTCAATATTTCCAGTCTTTGTTGTTAGACTTATACCACCAGGATTTGCCGATAAATTTATAGGCCCTGTACTTCTATTAATTTTTGCCTCTCCTGTACCAACTATAGAAATGTATTTTGAATCAAGTAAAATCCCACCTGCACTTGGAGGTGACTGGGCAGTATTTCCTACGGACCTTCCTGATAGTATTCTTGTACTTGCACTTGCACTACCCTTTGTAATTACTTGGAATTGACTACCTGCTGAACCTGCAGTATTAGCATTATCAACAGTAATATTAAAATTACCGTCTTCACCAACAAAACCATAACCAGCTCCTCCACCTGAAGTCATATTTACTTGGCCTCCTGCAAATATTTGCATACCTCTCCTAGGTGCTATAATATTAAAACCGACAGTGCTTAAATTCTGAGTAGGGTTTGTTGCTGGTTTAGGAACCTCTATGTTTAATGCATCATCAGCCTGTAATCTTATTTTTGAAAATTCAGTATATGGTCCTTGTGAATAATTTTCAGCAGGATCTGCATTACCACCCATAAGTAAAATAGCATCAGCTGAATTATTTTTTTGATGAACTAGCAAAGAGACTACATCTGATGCAAGAGTAGTAGCTAAAATATCAGGGATTTGATAAGCGTCTGTTAATAAAAATCCAGATCCTGATGTGGATGTATTACTTGCAGCACCACCGATTAAGACAGTAGGTATACCTTCATTGGTTGAAGTTGCACCATTACCACCAGAACCTACTGGTGTTGCTAATACTGTATTTTGTTTATTTATGAAGTTTTGACCAAAATAAGAACTGAAACCACCAGATGCACCAGATGGACCAGGAGGTCCTTCTAAATCAATATTAGTTTGATTCCAAGATGTCCCATCATATTCCCATACATCTCCAGCAAAATCTAAATAATAATCACTCTTCCTTAAATCCGTTGATACTATTATAGTATTAGGATCTGTTGGTGATGTAGTTGATGGATCATCATACCACGTAGTTCCTTTAGGGCCTCTTCCGCCAGCAGGACCAATAGGACCAGCCGGACCAAACGGACCAGCAGGGCCACCACCATTAAGTAATAGTTGATCAAAATTAAAGTTAGTCTTATCAACTAGTTGCGAAATAGTATCCGATGCTATTATTTCTTGTATAGTAATTGGCATTTCTTTCTGTTATTTTTTAACTATAGTAACACTGAAACCAAACGATTCAGAGAAACCTGTTCTTTTATTATATATTAGCCTTAAATCAAATGGGTTTGTATTTATAGTTTTTGATGATACATTATTATTAATACTTAAACCAGCTGTTATTTTTTGTAAGTTATTTAATTTAGCTGTGCTAAAATCTGATGGAACATCAGAGCGACTAGCTAATGTATAAACATCAACATTATTTACTTTATAAAGCTTTAATATATTTTCTTCTATATATCTATTTACATCATCATCTAATGTCTCTAAATCACCCCAACCAAATAAAGGATTTACATATTTTAAAAACTCATCTTTAATAGGTTGAAATAAAAATTCCTTTAATTGCTTTTGTATTAATAAATAAAAATTAATTACAGGCGGGGATGCTTGTTTTTTAATAGCTCTTGTATTATTAATTCCAACTGTATTAATTACTGGTTTGTTTATAATAACTGACGATATGTCTTGATGCATAAAAGTACCATTAATTAAATCAGGTTGTTTAATAGCAGCCTTAATAAATGGGTCAGGTGAAAATGTTTCTAATAATATTTCTTCAGGTACTTTTAAATATTTAGACCCAAAAAATGATTTCTTTTCTTTCATAGAACGTGTGCCGATAATAGATTCTATTAAAGTTTTGTCAATACTTTTAATAAAATAAGATGGCTCCCAGTTTGAAGAGAATACATAAAAATCTTTATAATCAATACCTATTTCTTGAATTAATGGATAGAGGCTTGAAAATGCAGAATCAGCCGATAACTCTAAAATAGTTGACGGGTCTTGTTCATTCACCTTATGATAAAAGAAATTTTGCAATTGCCCAAAATTATCGTCTGCGCTATTAAACTGTGTGTTAGACCATTTACATAACTCTAATACCTTTAATTTATAAGCCTCATCATCAACACCACCAGTAATACCACTATTAAAATCAATATTTTCATACGGATCTCTGAAAGATAATATTGACAATGCAGTCGGCTGATAATAACCAGCATGCCTAGCAATAGGTGTTATTCTTGGTTTAGTTTGTAAAGATAAATCAAAACCAATAACATCAGTTAAGTTAAATACAGTCGGCTTGGCAGGATCAGGTAAAATTCCAATATAAACAGACTTAAGAATATCCTCTTGTGATCTTAATTCTATCCCAAAAGTTTGTGATAAACTCCCATCACTATTTAAAACTCGGTTTCCACTACTATCAATAGTTTCATATATAACGATAGGGTTACCTTGATTAACTGAATCAAATATTTCTGCAAAGCCTATATTAGTTAATCTATTCTCGTAAGCATTATAACCACCACCCAGGGTTTTGTAGGTAGCAGCCTCAAGAAGATTACGAGAAGGGTTGTAGCTAGGTATGTTATAACCGATTGGAGGAAAACCAAAAGGTGATGCTGTTACGGCTGAGGCCAATAATTGATTTTGTGAAATTATTGAAGTAATTCCAGTTATTGTAAATGTGGTGGTTCCTACTACAAATTGAATAGGTGAATACTCCCCATTTAATCCTACCGTAATATCATCAAAGAATCGAGTAGGTATTCCGTTTGCATCAGGTATTCCGTTTATTCGGAACTCATCAACAGTAACATCATAGTATGATGAAGCAAAATTAATAGCTCCTTGCATATTCCCATCTAAATAACCAGCCGGGATACTGGGTGATACTGGTGCACAAGAAGCGTCTACTTTGTATTTACTATTTAAAGAATATAAACTTGTTCTATCTATAATAGATTGTGCCCCAGGACCATTAATACAGGGTTCATCAAAATTTAAAGATATAAACATTACAACAGTTTTCCATTTATCATTTTTAATAAATTTAATTTCTGTCTCTGGTTTGTCAGGTGCATTTGGTACTAGTATAGCAGAAAAGCGATAATCATTAAAGTTTCCATTTTGTACATATGATAATGATCTTGCATTAAAATCTGGTTTTTCGTTTCCGATTGCTTTTGGTTTTGCAATAATCCTAACACCTCTTAAAAAGGCTTCTGCAAAATTTTGATTATTCCCACCACTAAATCTACCATATCTTAATTGCCTATCAATTTCAGTTATTCCACCAGTTGTAAATCTCTGAACTATAAAGTAATCATTAAATAAGTCCTTGTCAGTTCGCTGAAATGTTCCTGGTACATACGCCTGCCCCGTTAGTGGGTTTGCTAATATGCTGTCGGTTGGTGCAGTATCAATATAACTCCATGAAGCTTTTATGCTGTTGGTAGTAAAATATTGTGGGAATTCTGATAAGTAATACCATTCATGAGTATAACCACTGGCAACTTGCCCTCTGTCATATTTAGATGGTGCAAAATTATTTAAACCAAACGCTTCTGATAGATCTAATCTATATGGGTGATTTCTTACATCTTTACCATCATTTAACCAACTCCACTTATTAATGTAAGGAATTATTCTAGATGACGTAGCTTGTGATGTTAAAAAGTTTTCCTCTAATCTAGTATATTCAGATGAAATGTATCCCTGTGATTCATTCTCAGGATTAGAATCCTTTAATAAACCAATTAAATTAAAAAAACCACCATTATCATAAAACCCTCTTATGTCAGGATTTGAGCTAATACCAGTATAATTTGGTGGATTACTACCGGGTACTGATTGATTGTATTCACTATCTTCACTTTGTAATTCACCTTCTTCACTATATAAGGTACTATAAAAATCAGAATCAAAGTCTCTAACATCAAAAAACGAAAACCTCCCAAACGATGGCTTATAATCCGAATAAAGAGCAACTTGATTAGATCTCGTAACCATTAATTGATTATCATCACATGTTATAATAACATATTTGTCAACATCAGTATATCCAATTATAACCCCAGCTGGGCTATAAATAGGTTCATCTGTATAAGGGACCCAATTACCTATAGTTGTAAAGCCACCTGTTGTTTGAACAAAATTTCCTTTTATGAATCTATCTTGATCTCCTATTACTACTTTAAGTAAACTGTTAGATACATCATTTCCACCTATAAAGTTTTTAAGTGGGTTTGCCACACTCGTAACTGGATATGTTTCTATATCAACAAACATTTCTGGATAATTTATATCCATTTTAAAGTTTAATTGATTAAACCTAGATCCAGTAAAACGTGATTTAATATAAACAGTATTATCATTATAGCTTGCTGAAAAGAATCTCTTACCTTCATCTATACCAAAATTAATTGCAGATGTAATAGCTTTTGCAACTTCCTCTAATGAACCCTCCGGGTTAAAAAATCTTTGATTTGATTTACCAGGTGTTGGTACTAATGTAGCAGAAGCAACAATATTACCAGTTAGGTTTACGCCATCATAAAAAGATATACTAGCACCATCTTGAATATTATCTAAAATCTTTAAATACATCTGTGCATATCCCTTATGCCCAAGAACGCTTGCGTTTGCAAAAGTATCAGGTGTCTTATATCCAGTTAATAAAGATATATCTATTTTTTTATCAAATAATCTTAACTGATCTGTTCCCCATAATGATCCTTTTTTAAGTGTATGAAAATTATCTAATTTATCTTTTACATAAAATATTGACTCTACCTCATCTACTCTCGTAGGTGTTGGTATTCCAGTAATTGTTGTAGTTTTCGTAGGATCTAAGAAAAGTAAAATACCTTCTTTGTTTGTTATTTCAAATGGTGTATTTAAAGATTGTGATACCTCAGTTATAGTTTTAATTTTTGGTAATTGTGATCTTTCAGTATTTTTAAAAAAACCAATTCCTGATAAATCAAAGTTACCCTCCTCGACTTCATTAACATACATACCAAAGTAACGATTAATTGAATAATCCTTTGCATTAGGATCATCAAACAAAAATTCCATATTTAATAAGTTAGCTAATAAAATACCGTTATTTTGAAAACCTTGAGTAAATACATACTCATTTTGCATAATGGTAGCATCTTTCGTAACTAAATCATTGTATGCATAACTACCGCTACTAGTAAAGCCTCCATTTTTATAAGATATACCATTCCATAAAATAGGCTCATCCTTTCTCCATGTTATATTTAATGGAACCTCTGGAAATTCTTCTTGATTTCTATAATTTCTAATGTATGAACCTAATGCAGTACCTTCAGTTAAATCAAACGTTTTAATTGCAGTACAATTTTCTAATACTTGTTTTGAAAATTTACTTGCAGTTTGTGCATCAATTGTGCTATTAGGTGTATTTTCAATAATAGCATTTACCTTATTTACAGCAGAAGGATCGTCTAACCTAAAAATTACAAATGAATTCGGTATTTGTTCATTTAACCACAGGGGTGCTAGCATCCCTAAGCTTTGTGAATAAGATTCAGATGCAATTGACCTAGTCCCAGCACAATAAAACATTTCATATTGATTACCATACTCAGATAACACAGAAGTATCTTCATATTCTTGAAATACTTCGTATGCTGATTCAATAGGAAACTTTCCACTGTTAAAAAACCGATACACATCTCTATCATATGTATCCGATCCATCAACCTTAAATGCTTTATATCGTTGAGCAGATAGCGCAGTGTTAGCACTAAATGAATCTAAATAAATATCTGTTCCATCAGATACTAATTTAACATTACCAGTTAATTTAGGGTTAGTTCTAATTACACTATATGATGCTTTATCTAATAGTTTTTCAGCCATATTTATCTTTTACTTTTTTTATATATTCACCAAAAGATAAAGTTAAAATGTACTAGGCGTTAATTCCGTTAAAGTTTAATGTGCTTCTTCCGCCTACTGCTGTTTGGTTTATTGAAGGTCTTAATCCTGCTATTACTTTTTCCAAATCATTTAAGCCTTTAGTAACGGTTGCTTTAGGGAATATATCAATACTTAATCTATCAGATCTATATTTAGCAAATACCTCAATGTCAAATTGATATACATCCGAATTATTAGGGTAGATATCAAATCCTATTTTTTTAGAATAGGTTAGGTTAACAGTAGCTCCTGATGTATCACCAGAAACATTACCTAAACCAGTACTTGAAACTGTACCAAAATAATCAGTCATTCTATATTGGAAAACTAGTGGAATATTTAATGAATTCTGTTGACCAAATTGAACTAATTCTTTAGACTGAATAGAATCACCGTCTACTTGAATATTTTCATGCTGGTCAGCTGAAATAAACAAATATGAACCACATGATTTTTTACCTAATGTAAATTGATCAAAGCCTTCAAATGAATTTTTTGCATTCCTACTAAAATTAACAAAATTAGGATCGGTTGATAACCATAATGGATTTAGTGCCGCTGATGTCATAGATGGGCTAGCCTCCCAAGGTTGTGTAGTGTTAAATGATATTGCTGGTGTTGCAGCCACTAGTGCTGTAAGATCTGCTAAGTTTTCATTTAAATATATTGCTTGTTCTTTTCCACTAGGATCATCTATTTTTAGTGGGGCAAATTTAGATTGTCTAAATAATACCGCAGCCGTACCATTACCTGTAGAAGTTGTCATATCAATACCACCTACTGGAAGTGCTGCTGATAGAGTAGTAATATCTCCAGTTAAAGATTCATATGCAGTTTTATATGCATCATAATTAGTTAAAAAAGGATGGGCAATGCTTATGCCTAATACATCATCACTAACTGGGTAAGCTGCTACTGTTGTTGGTAAACCAAGACCTGTAAAACCACCAGCCCAAATAAATTGTGTTGACGGCGATCCTGTTGGGCTATAAAATGTATCATTAAAATTTTCTATTGTATCTAAATTAATAGTATACTCTTTATCTATTGGGTTTATATAATTATAAAAATTCTCATCAGCAGATACATCACTATACCTACCATAAATAAACTGATTTTTATTTTGTGTTGATTGATATGGTGCAATAGAAACAGTTTGCCCATACCTTGTGGTTGCCGTAACTGTTGGGTTTGTTAATAGTAAAGGAGTAATATCATATTTTCTAATAGTATTATAATCCTGATCATCAGCCCTGTATGTAGCCCTACCATCCTTTTGATTAATTGAACTATTATTTAACCATGAGTAAGTAGCTGGCAAAATTGTTGAACCATTGTTGATATCATTAGTAGAATACCCTGGGTTTTCGGACTGCTTTACCATTCTATTCCTATTACCAGTAATTCTTGCTATTAATTGAAGTACCGTTTGATCTTTGTTTGCAATATTAATAAAATAAGTTTTTGAAATCACAGCGCCTCTTGGATCATCCAAGCTGCTAACTTCTTGAGAATAAAATCCTGCAAAAACCTTAGTTACTGAATTCCTTCTTAAGCTTATAGTATTTCCTTGATCATCTACTAGTGTAGTGTTTAATTCACCTTGTGCATTACTTAATATTTCTGCAAATAAATCTAATTGATTTTGCATTTCATTTAACTTAGTAAATAAATCAATAGGTGTTTGGTTTTCAGATAAAAAACCAGAAGCAATTACTGGTGATGAATGTGCATAATAAGTTTCGTTTGCAGTAAATGAACTACTTAAGTGAGTATTTAATCCTCTTGCCTCTAAGTCTTCTTCTAAAGAAACTTTTGCAAGATCTTCTTGGTTTTGTTCAAGTATAGATTCAATAGCATTATCAGAACTTAAATCTGTTGGAAATTCAACCCTCACTGATAAACTCCATTCACTTTCCAGTGGATTAGCTGGCCAACCTGCCTCAGAAATAGACTTAACTTGTATTTCTACTTGCTCGCCTTTTCTAATAGGAATATCTAATTGATTAATGTTTACAGAATCAGCATTATCATCATCAATAGGAGTCCATTCATATAAACCAGTTATGGTATTTTTTGTCCTAGGTCTTAGTACACTATCTATTATTACATAATTAGAAAATGCGCCTTGGCTTGCACCACTCCCATCAGTAAATGTAAACTGATCAACTGGATTAGCTGCGCCATCAGCTGAAAGATATCTATATCTATATCTAAATTTTACAATATCTTGTACACCTGTAGATGGAGAAGACTTTTCTTCAGGCATTGCCCAGAATCCTCTAACTCTATATTTAGGAGTTATGCTATTTACAGAATTATCCTTTGCAGATGCATCTATCTCAGTTACTACCGAAGCATATAAGCTAGCCTGTGAAGATCTTTCTATAATAAGCCCTTGTAATGCATTTTTATCTGCATCCCTCTCAACTTCAGTTGAATAATTTGTTGTTTGTATTCTTGTTCTACTTTGTGAAATTGCAACATCTAATTCAGATAAGGTTGCTTGGACTGTATTTTTTTGATTATTTAAATCTTGTAATTGAACAACAGAATCTGAATTACTAACTTGACCATTTACTAATGATACACTAAAATCACCAGCTGCTATAGCTGGAGCATTTGGGGTTAACCCTTCTCTACTTGTAGGTATTTTATCTTGTGCAAAAGATAAAAGATATCTACCAAAATCAACAGCGTTTTGTTGATAGTAATCTGCAAGGGACTGTTGATTGCCACTTGTATCTATTGTTGTTAAATCGTTTGTATAAAAACCACTACCAGGTGACCAATTAACAGCAGGTATTTTAGAATCTGGATCAATCGGTTTTATAAAAGTAACACATCTTTCATTAAAGCCTACTGTAACATCTACTGCTAAAGTATCATTTAATAAAGATCCTATTTTTAAAACATCTGCGCCAATACTTATAGTTCTTGACCCTTCCTGTAATCTTACAATAACAGAATTTGTACTAGTGTCAATTTGTGTTACTGTGTACCTAGTATCAATTGGCGTGGATATTACCTCTAGGCTATCACCAACTTTAAGTTGTATAGTATCAGTAAAATCAGCCTCTGAATCGGTATAAAATATTTTATTTAACTTATATAATTTCTGTGCTACTGTTTGCGCAATACCATTAACAGTCTCTGTTACACTTTCTTCTCCTATTCTTACTACACTAAACTTACCAGAATATCTTTTGTCTCTTGGAGGTAAATCTACAACAGCCTCGTCTAATACATATGATATATTCTTTTCTACAATTTCTTGTAAGAATGTATCATTACTAATTGCTGCATTTCCATTATAAGTTGAATCAAAGAAATTAATTTTACTCTGTGAATTAACATCTAAAATATATCTTTGTACAATGGCTCTTTCGGTATCAATAGGTGCCTGTCCTGTAATATCAAAAGCAACATAAAGTAAAGGGTTTATTAATTCTTCAAAAAACCAATTAGGTTTAATATCAAATTCATTAATTGAATTTAGTGAAGTTAAATCTTGTGCTTCTGTTGGTAACTTTGCTAAAACTAATTTCCTAAAAGTGCCATCAGGTAATCTTATAGAACTATTACTATCATTAAAATTAGTAAGAGTATTAATGTTTGTATTTAATCTATCAACTGAATTTTTAAGAAAGCCAAAACTTGGAATAGTAAGCCTAGCATTTGTACCATCTTGATTTTGAATATTAACAGTTACAGAATCCCTGCTTGATGTAATCGCTTGGTTAACTTTCTCAAAGCTCTCCAGTGAATTGTTAAAGAGTCTTAACAATTCTGGTAGCATTGTCTGTATTGAATTATTTTCAGCCATTATCTAGGTTTCAATTTTATTATTTATTTAACTATATCATATACGAAAGTTAATACTCCTTGCTCTGTACAAATCAGATCAATAATTGGAATATTACTTAAGTCCGTGTTCGGTATAGTTGCAGCTAATTTACCAAATGAACCATTATTTAGTCTACTTGGTGCATCAGTGTATATTAGTATGTTTCTTGATCCTATTAAAGGAACATTATTAAATGTTAATCTTAATGTTTGCCCAGTTCTCCATTGAACATCAGTATCATTAATATAAATAGCTAAATTACCAGCAGCAGTATTAATAGTATCTAATCGCAGCATATTTGTATATGTTGCTAAATCTGCAAACACTGATGGGTTAACTACATTTAAATTTAATGGTGCAGTTGCTGTAATTTGAATATCACTATTATCTAAAGGTACTATTAAATTATATGCTTGCACGTTATTTGATATTTGTATTTGATTAGGGGTATTAGTATTAACTGTAATACCAGTTCCTTGTCTAACCACATCTGTATTATATTGTAGTGTTGTAGCAACCTCACCATTTGCCAAAGACTGAATCTCATCAGAGTTTTTAGCAATTAAATCTAATAATGTAGTACTACTTGCAAATGCTAATGATGCATTATCAATTTGAGTTTGTAAACTATTAATTTGAGATTGTAAAAATGCAGACGTACTAACAGAGTTGAGTGTATTTTCAACAGCGGCTAATCTAAGTTCTATATCAGTAATTTCTAATTGCTGTCTTTGGAATATTTGTGCTGATGCTTGTAATTGAGCAGTTGCATCTGAAAATAATCCCATTGAAAAAGTATTATAATCATTTACAATAGTATCAATTCCAGCTGATCCAGGAGAAGCATCAAATCTTAAATTAATTTTAAAACCATAACTGTTACCATTTTGCCCAGTTGTACGATTAGGTTTAAATTTTGGGTACCTTTGTATAAATCCACCATCAGTGGTAGGTGTTACATTATCCAATAACAAAATACCATATAAATTAGTTTTTGTTTTATTTGAATCACTTAAGTCTACCATATCATAATAAACCAGCACTGCGTTAAATTCAAACGATTCGGCTAAATCAGTTCCATTAAATTGTGGTATTGTACTTATAGTAGCATCTTGTACAATTTGTTGATAATCATTAGGATTAAAATCTACACTAATACCGTCCAGTTCACTTCTTACATATGCAGAACCGCTATAACCTGACGGGTTATTATAATCAGCAGGGTATTTTCTAATATTAACATTTAGTGGGCTTGTAAATGTATTAGGTTCTGTAAAATAAGAATCTACAGTATTAGGTGGTGTTGTTTCATCCATCCAGTTTGCATTAGGATCTGTATAACCAGCAGGCCCTGTACCTTGTAATGCCTCATCATAATCATAAAATGCAAACATATCCAAACCTTGTGGGTGAACACTTGCAGAATTCCTACCAGCAATAAATTCATTACTACCTTGTATTTTTAATGAAGGTTGATAATTCGTATCAGATATAGAATCAAAGAGGACTGTAGGTGTTCTACCTACCTCTGTCGGTACATTAATATACAACTCAGTATACGCCTCTCCGGCCTTGTCTACATTATTTACAATATCAATTTCACCAATATATCTAACTACTCTGTTATAAATCCTAGTCCCAGCTGTAACCTGGTCTTCTTCAACAAACCTAGGGGTTGTTATACCACCAGCTTTTTCCAGAACAGTAGCTTCACGGAATCTCATTGCTCCGCACTCTTTAAGCCATTTAAAAAATACTCTCTCTGTTACAGTTAAGTTTGTTGTGTTGTCATACCCTGCATCACTAATTATAAGCTCCTCTAAATTAAGTGCGTAATTTTGAAGACTTTGTGTAAAATTAACATTAGGATCTGCCTTCAGTCCCCCATTCCAAATAGATCCGTCAATTGTATCAAACTGCATATAGTTTTCAAAATTACTAAATGTAGTTGGATCTAATTTATCAAAATCTGGTAAATTAAGAAGCACAAACTTAGAAAAGACTAATTTAAGATCATCATTATTGAGAGTCCTAGACAAGTCTCTAGCGGATGAAGAGAACGTGTAAAATGTTCCACCATCTGCTTGTGGGGTTCTGATTAAGGGCGTTGTTGCCATGTATAGTTTTTATCTTTAATTATTAATTGATCACGTATCCTTGTCCACCAACTATAAACCAAACAGCGACGCCTGATCCATTATCGATTGCTAAAAGATGTACACTTTCTCCTAATGCATTTAATGTAATTTTATCCGTTGCTCCTGTTGTTACTAAGTTACTACTTACACCTTGTATTACAACACTACCAGTTCCTCCAACATTCATAAAGAATATTTCTTGTCCTATACTTCCACTATATAGTACTAAATTTAAATCTTGACCAGTAACTGTATTTCCACACCTATTCATCGTATATGCAGGGATTGCAGTACTAGTTCCAACATTAAGAGACATACCACCTCCCGCTAAAGTATCATTAAGAGTAGATGGATTTGTATCATTTCTAAATATTCCACCACCTGTCATATTTAAATTACCAGTCATTTTAACATTTGTTAAAATATCAAAAGTACTAGCATTAATATCAAGTAATATTGTACTTAAACCAACCCTCAGTGCTTCAGTTGAAAGATTGTTTAAATTTGTAATCGTACCAGCAGATGGAGCAAAGTATGTTTCCATTGCATTAATCTCACTAGCTAGAACATTAAAGTTATCATTAATAACTAACCTCGATCCAGATAAGGAATCGGTTCCTAAAATTTCTGTTATGCTAATTGCCATTTTATTTCGTTTGTTTTATATTTAAGATATTTCTACCTTTTTTATATTTATTCCCATTAGTATCAGTAAGTTCTAATGATATCATATACTTTCCTGGGTCTTTAAAAAGGTATGTTAGATACTTGCTTTCAAAATATATATCAGCCACTGATGAATTAGTAGTATTGGAGATAGTCCATCTAGGAGAATCTTTACCAACTATTCTACATTTATCATAGACAAACATAGCCCATGTCATCGGCGGTAATACTTTTCCGTCATTAATAAATTTAGCATTTCCCCATGTAGGATTACTTGTTATACTTTGGCTTGATTTATAAATCCTACTTAAACAGTCTATATTTCCACCTGATGGTAATGTTTCAAAAGGAACATAACCAGACGGTGTAGCTGAAGAAGCAAAAATAGTATTTAATATAGTAGTACTAGGTATTGCTAATAGCTTACTAATATAAGTTGTATATAGTGCATGTCCTTGTGGATTATTAACCTCGACACTGATATCACCAACAACACCAGTATCTAAACCTGTATCTGCTGTCCATTCAGGTGATAGACTCCCACCGCTTATGTAAGTAGTAATAAAATTCCATTCAGCATATATTAATAGGTATAAATACTCTCTCATTAATAATGCATTAAATTCATCTAAAGATTGACCAGGCTGCTGTGTGTATGCTGATGTATCATATACGCCATTTGCAATTGCCTCAGCCATTGCATTATATGTTGGACCAAATGCGGATGTTTGATTAAAAACATTAGGGTATGCTCCAGGCAAACCTATAGTTGTTATAGTATGTAAAATATGTTCTAAAACTTCTGTTATCTGTGCATCTCTGCTAAAAGCTAAATTCTCCCAAATAAAATCAACATTTGCATTATCATCATTAGTATCATCCCAACCTGGTAAAGTTTCTAAAGCTGGAGTATAACTACCCATTCCAACATAACCTATTCTCTGAATTGTTTTTAAAGATTGCATTTTTTGCAATACCGCAGCTTGCTTATTGTAAACTATTCCAGTTGCAGTAGGATCTAGTATTAATTCAACGCATCTTCCAACTTTCTCTACAAAATTATCAGTAACTGCAGGTGCACCGCTAATCGCTCCTACTGAAAGTAATGTCATTCCATTAATAGGTAATGCGTTAGCAAAGGGTGGGTATAATATAGTTGCTTGTAAAGGTCCGCCAAAATAATCAGTACCGTTTCCTGTTCCTACTGCACAAATTCGTAATCCATTTGTATCTACTATATCTACAGATTTAAAATTACCATATTGGCCATAATATCTAGATACGGCTTGAACAAACATTTCGCTATTTGCAGAATTTAAAACCAAATTATAAACATATTTATTAATAACAGGATCAGTGCTTACATTTAATAATGAAACAGCATCTCCTAATGTAGTAACACTAGCATCAAAGTATTGAGTACCTATAATTCCTTTTGCATCTACAATTTTTAAATAACTAGTAGGTATCATTTCGCTAAATTGAAAAAATGCAGGTGTGTCACCGGTCGTTGCTGTCATATCCCACCATAAATGATAAGCATTATTCCAAGTACATAATTTTTTATTTAAATTTTTCCATTGATATGGTCCACTAAAACTAGCCTTACCACTATCCTGATAATTTAATAATTGAAAGTCCGTTGATGTCCCAATACCAAATGTATTTAATATTGCATTAACTCTGTCAAGCGAATCATATAAGCTAGGAGTTTCTTCATCCCAAGTTACTGATGGTGTAATAGGCAAATTCCATAAAGACCCATAATCTTTCCATGTATATTTTCCTTCACTACCCCAGGTATATGTTGCTTTCCTTGATTGATACCATCCTGAATACTCTACCTGTCTTTCTTCAATACATATTGCATCATGTTTAACAGAAGAAGATATATTGTTGTATAAATCAAATAATTTCATTTCAACATTATATAATCCCACATAAGGTAATGTAATAGGCAAAGTTCCATATTTGCCTACAGTTCCTCTTATTTGAAAATAATATGCTGGTGAAACATCAGATGCATCTTTATAAATTGTCCATTCAATTTCTGAAAAGTTTCCTGACTCTATACCATCCCAAGTAAATAATGTTTCGCCTGGTAATTGTATATCGGTAAACTGTCCACCGCTTGCACTATTTGCTAAAACAACATTTGTAACAAATCTATTAACATCATTACCAAAAACTCTAACACATGGCCCTATACTACTCGTAACTTGCGACCAATCAAAAAATAACCATGGATCGGTTTGTGCTGTGATTAATATTAATATTTGATTATATAATGATGTTGTGATTGTTTGTATAGTATCTCCTATAACAACTGTATGTGAAACTGATGTAGCTGTATTAGGATCACTTATAGAATAAATATCCCCAACAGACGCGCCCTGTACATTAAAATCAAAAGTAAAGAAATCATTAGCATTTGTTAACTGATCCCATGTACTATCAACATTGTTCCAAGTTAAATTATTAAAGCTATCATTAGTTAACGTAATTAATGCTCCAGTTTTAACACCAGGTTGATCTGGTAGATATTCAGAAGAATATCCTTCCTTATAATCTAAACCTGCTACTTTATTTAAATTAGGCGCATACCTAGAAAAATACGCAGCATAAACCCCAGCAACATCTTTTATTTGTACATTACCACCATTTTCTAAAGCTCCTAATACACTATTAGGATCAGGCCCGATTGGTGAAGGTGGTAGTATTTGCCCTGGTGTATACGGTCCTACAATCATATTTTGGCTTACGGCTGCCTTACCGCCTGACCCACTAAGAGGAGCAATAAAGGCATTACAATAATTAATTATAGCCTGGTTAACAATAGCAGCCTCATCCAAACAAAAAGAATCAAATGTTCTAAGATCTTCTAAATAAGTACATGCGCTAGGTGCTATTTTAAAATCAGTATTAACACCAGCCCTGATTGTATTTGTATCATTCCTACTAATAGTATTTGTAACTTCTAATAAACCAAAAAAGTCAGCCTCTGCTGTGATACCTTGTATGTGAGCATTTAGTGGAAGATATTCATTTTCTAATTTTCTCTTTAAACCAAATAGCTTAATTAAAATTTCTTCAATTGTAAAATCTTGTAATTCCTCAGTTATTGGTAAATCTTCATCGGTGAATTTTCCAGGTACTATTTTATTAATTCTATAAATAAGACTAAACATACTAGTCTTTCTAAAGTTTTTATTTGGTAATGTTATACTTTTATCATCAAATTGAACAGTAGGTGAAAACAAGTCTACTGTATTACTTTGGATATACTTACCAAACTGTGGCGAGTTAGCATTTACATTTTTCCAAAACTCTTTAAGCTTAAGATTGTTATAACCAAAAAACTTAATAGCATTTATTAAACCTTTATAAGAACCGATAAAAGGATATATGTTGCTCCCCTCTAGCATAATCTCCTTACGCTTAAGATTAATCTCTACATAATCAGGTAATGCTTCTTTTAGATTAGTATCTCTAAAAACTGTACTATCTGATGCTATAACATTATAACCCATATTCTGAGTCATAACCCTTAATCTTTCATCTTCTTCAATACTTTCAGCATATACAGTAAACTCAGCAACAATAGTATTAGTACATTCATCAGTAATTACTAATGTTCTTTTATAAGTATTTTCTTCACCAGAAGAAAAAGCAATATTTACTTGTAAAGCTTCGGAGTTTATTTTATCCGTAACAATATAACCATCTGCATCTGTTGTTTGGCTATTGTCATACTCTAATGGTGCAGTAAGTTTATCTATTTTTACTAAGGGTGGGCCATCAGGTTCTTGTACTAATGCAGATTGTGTACCAGTATTAAAATTCTTATCAAATTGAAAAAGAAATATTTTGTCAGGTTGAGTAGTGACCCAACTAAAGTCCCAATCACAATCATTACCTGTATCTTGTCCAATGTATCCATGAGGATATCCAAACATGAATGTATTAGATGTAGTATTAATCATTTTTTGTAAAATAAATAATTGACCTACTTCAAATAAATCCGTGGAAACTTGCGGCAAGAAAATATCACCAGTCCACTTGTCAGCAGTACTGTCATATTTCATATTGTAATTCTTCCCTTCTTTATCGAAGAAAAATAGATGTTTCCAATTACCCACTATACTTTAGTTTATTTTTTGATACCATTTAGGAACTGCAAAATTATAAAAAATTCTTAAATATTTAACTCTATTAATATAAAACACCATGATAGGATTTAGATAATCTTCCAGGAATTTTTTAATATGTCTATTCCTAAACATATAGTTAGACATGGTGCCTTTTAATAAATTAGTAGAATAATCATGACCTGTATTTTTTAATTGCCACCCCTCTTCGTATGTAGCCCTATATAAACTAGGAAAGCCTGTTCTATTATCTTTTACTGTTGCCATATTAATTTCCTTTTAATGCTTCGAGTGTTGGGTTATTCTGTAGCCTTCCTGTATTTAAACCTGCAGAGTTAACACCAGTTGCAATAGTTGTTCCTCTGTTTCTTTTTGTGCTATTATATTTTTCTTGCTGAATATTATTATAAAGATTATTTTGAATACCTTCTTTATAAAATACATTTAAAGAACTAATTTTATTAGCTTCTGGAATTGGTTCATAATAAGTACCATTTCTATCTTTCCATCCACCTCTAATAATTGCTATGTCATTATTTTCGATAATTACATCACCAAAGCTATCTAAACCTAATTGCGGATCTTCACCTTTTTTCAATACAATTTTTTTGTTTTCTATTAAAACCCTTTGGTCAGTTAAAGGATCTGTTCCATAAACAGGCACAAAGTAAAAACCATCTCTAATAGCACTTTCATTTTTTTCTGAAATAAAGAATACATTTACAGAATCAATACCTTCTACGTTTTCAATAATTGAAATAATATCAGATCTTGGAATTCTATCTCTTCTGTTTACATTTAAAAAATACTCGTCTAAGTTTTTTCTTATTTCAATTCTTATTTCATCCTTATCAAAATTTTCAAACCATCTTACTACAATATTAAGAGCATACTTAGTAACAATAGGATCAACTATTCTAGTTTCAGCAGTAACTACCTGTCTACCACTCTTATTTAAAATTTCATAAGTCATCTCCTTTTCCTGCGGAGTCATTGTAAATTCTACTTCTGGTATACTAAAATAATCCAAGTCACTTGTTAATTTCTTTTTAACATCTGGTATTAAAAACAAGTAAATAATATTATCGTCATTTAAATATTCATCATTCTTAGTATTATATGCATCTATGAAAGACCAAAAATCATACTTACTTAAATAGTAAATATAATTATTAGGATTTGCTAATACGAATGAATTACTTTGGTATGGCGCAATTAATCTAGTGAAAGTAGGATCTTCAGAATCAGAACCAAACATAGGTGTTCTTGTAATATTCATAGATAAGATTAAATTTAAATCTACTTGCTCACCTGACGAATCTGTGCCTGGGGTTGAAAATTTCATATCTATTTGCTTACCTCCAATATTACCTGCTGCTCCTCTGGTCTTTATATATGTAACCCTGATGCGAGAACCTAATGCAGGTGGTAATCCAAATTGATTATTACCAAAAAATATGCTTAATCCACCATTTACACTAGTTTTAACCATAACAGCCTTTGCACCATTATTCATGTCATATAGTGAATCTTCATTTTTCCATAATTGACCATCAACAAAAACATTAACTAAATATTGATCTGTTGGTTCTTTTGTAGTTAAATTATAACTCTGTAATGGGTTACCTGAACCAGTAAATGATTGCTCATCTTTTTCACCTTGGATAACTTCTACATTAACAAACGCTTTTGTGGTTTTTTCTAATCTAATAAAGTCACTATTAAATTTTAAAAAGTAAGTTAAATTATTTTGTGATATTTCAAAACTAGCACCATTAATTATTTGTACATAATCACCACTAAGAAGGCTAGCGGCACTTGTATTTAATCGCAATCCAATTATACCTCTTGCAGATATACCTCTTGTAGGATCATGACCAGTTAATCTAGACAAACCGTATATAGACTCGATGTTTCTAGCTCGTGAAATATTTAATTCTGTAGCAACTGCTTCTATATAGAAAAATATTAATTCTCCTAAATTTGATACTACAGTTAAGACTTGACCAAAGGGAGATGCTGGCGTGAATGTTTCCACGGCCTGGTCATAAGTTCTTTGGAGATATTCAAATGAATCCTCAAATAACTCAGTAGCTTTTAATCTTGTTTTACTAAAAAATGACATTTACTTTATTATTTTAAAAAAGAGCCCCTATAACTCTCTGTTCATTTACAAAAATATCCACAAAGGCACCATTCCTATCCTCTGTTGTAAAAAAACTAACTCTGGTGTCTACATCAAATCCTGCTGTTGCTGGTGTGCAGTATGCAGATATTTGACCATTAATATTATTTTGTATAGTGTTCTCATTTAATACTAATGAAAAAATTAATTCATCTAAATTAGCACCCATATTAGGAGATCCTAACACCTCACCTTTACGTGTAAATAAACAATTTTCTATCTTAATAATTAATTGAGATAAAGTATCATTTACTTCTAAAGTAGCATCATTAAATTTAGGAGCCTTGGCATCCCTACTATACATATCTCTAATCATTGGAGAACACTAATTTTTTATTATATATTCTCTTTTACTTTAATAGCTTTCAGATTATAATTATCCAGTAAAAAAGTAATCAACACCCTCATCATTTTTTATTTCTTCAACTACTCTGTCTACTTCATCTCTACCTTCAGAAGAAATCATATCATAATTAATTGTAATGTTACCTGGAAGATTAAATGAAAAGGTTCCTAATATTCTAGCTAATTGTATTTTAGCTTGACCCATAACATATCTTTGAAATGCCTCATCTTCAAATAACGCGCAATCTGGTATAGTAGAAAATATTTCAAATATAGTAGCTCTCTTTGGTAATTCACCTTGAAATCTAAACTTTTTTGTTAATCTATTATAAGTATATGATATCTGTGGTAAAAGAACTTGTCTTGCATTATCCATAAATAATGAATTTACTACATAGTACATTAGATTTTCACTACCAATACCTGCACCATAAACATCATCATAAATAAACTTATCAATAGAAAAATCAACATCTCCTGCATTAAAGCCTAGTGAACCAAAACCACCATCTTCTCCACTAAATCCACCAATTTCAAATACTGCATTTACTGAATATACTCTAGATGGCATTTGAACTATACCTCGAGGATTAGCAATGTTAGCTTTATTAGTTATTGTTTCTTTATCTGAACCTGCCCCATAAGGTACGCCTTGCATAAAGTCTGCTTTATTTACTGCACCTGCTGGTAAAGCAATATACATTTGCTCTACACTATCCTCATATATTTTATAAAAGTATTGTTTTGCTCTTTTTATAATATTGTTTAATTCCTTTTTAGGAACAGTGAACGGTATTTGGCAAGCAATAGTAAGATCATCATTAATTAATTTTATTAATGCATCTAAACATGCAGCTTCATCTGGATCATTACAATAAGTATTCTTGTTAGCCATCTTATTTTATATTTTTTCTATTTCAATAATTTCTGTGTTTTCAAATTTAGCAAAATCAGTAGCTCTACCTTTTCTAAAAATACCACCTTCCATATCTCCACTAAATACACCTCTCACACCAAATACATATGAATCTTTACACATGACATTTCTTGCTACATATGAATCTTCAATCTTAGAATCAGTAGCTTCAGTAGCACCAAACAAATTACTTTCAGTAATTGATGAGTTAACTAATTCTGTACTAAATATATCACAATTTAAAATATTACCTTGTATTTTAGAATCAACGATATCAAATCCTTTTATTTCAAAGCATTTCATTAACTCTGCACCTTTAAGTTGCATTCTACCAGTATCTGCATCGTAATTAACCAAACCTTCTTTTAATCCAGCCTTAGTTAATAATTCGAATAAAGGTTCCCTCATTTTAGGGTAATAAGTTTCAATGATTTGATCTGCTGTTTTTAAATCAACCATTAGATTAATTTTAGGAAACTTTTTCTTAAATGCTTGGTAATCTTTATAAGACTCTACAATACCTTTATGCTTTTCTAATATAACATCTAAATTTTTAATGTCTTCTGCATTATAAACAGGATCAGTTAAACTTTCATATAGTGATATCACGAAATGTTCTGTCATATTCATTATGGTATTATATTTCTTTTCATAATCTTTACCACCTAAATATCTAAATTCAATATAATTTTTTGGTATTTTAGAAAAGTTTACACCATAATATTTCTCAGAAACAAACATGTAATTTTGCCAGGAAACTCTACCTGGTGAAGGTTGTGTCATGCCGCTTAGTGGTAATATAAATTTTATAGATTTAGCATAAACAGAATCTTTTCTGTCTGGGAATGCTTCATATACTGCATTTTCATTAAAGTTAAGAACAAACTTACCAATATCTAAAGATGATACATTAGTAGGGGTTCCTAATTTTTTGCCATCAAAGGCAATATTAATATGTATAGAGCAACGGTCATTAGTAGATCCATTTTCTCTTATCCATTTTAAAGTTTTTGCAATAATAAGCTTTGATTCAACAAATGGCATTGGCCCAGTTACTAATTCAATCATACCACTACCACCAGAATTATCTGGTTCTAGTTTAAATATTTCATCACTTGGTGTAAATTCACTGTGGGCTTTTTCTTCAATTCGTATTTGCTTATTAAGAGCATTGGATAAGCTATATTTAACCTCATCCATCCCTTCGTTTGCAAAGAATTCAAATTCTAATCCAATCTTGGATGAATATATTGCATTTAGCTGTTCGTTAGTATACATGTAATTCCTGATTTGTTTATATATTCAAACCAGGAATAGGTTATGCTATGTTCATTGTAATCTTACGATCACTAACATTAACACTCCCGATTTTTATATTTACTATATCACCTTTAGATAAATCAGCTCCTTTTAATTTAGACTTATGGATTAAACCACTAATACCTTTCTCTAATTCAACAAATGCACCATAGGAAGTTATTTTTGTAACCTTACCTTCAGTGATCATCATAGGTTTGTATTTTTCGTCCACCCCATCCCATAGATCAACTTTAGGACCTAGTTGGCTTAATATGATTTTTCTATCAGATATTACTTCCTTTGCCCAGAAGTTAATTTCATCACCAGGTTTTATTGTTCTGTTATCTAATGCAATTTGGAATTCTTCGGTTAATTCAGCCCTAGGTATTAATCCTGTTAGACATTCATCAAATTCAGCAAATACACCAAATTTAGTAGTACCTGTTACGAATCCTATTCTAGGTTCTTTAATAGATTCATTTAATTTTTCAATTGTAATTGGAATCATTGTCCTTAAATATTCACGATGTGATACAACGATAGTATCCTTTTCTCTAGAAAATGTAATTGGCATAACAATAATATCTTTATTTACTATTGCATTAAAATCATGTAATTTATTTAGCCCTGCTAAAGATCCTGGCATAAAACATTTAATACCTGCAACGTCCACCCAATAACCTCCGTGAATTAATTCTTTAACTCTTGCAGTAAAGCCAACTGCTGAATTTCCAATAGCATCTTTTATTTCTTTTAACTTAACTTCTTTTATAGCATCTGAGATAGAAGCAATAACATCACCGTTTTTTTTGTTAGTTTTAATCTTAACATCAATTTCCATACCAACCTGTAATTGTTCTACAATATAATCAGGTTCTTTTGCTAAAACGCAATATGCAGTATATTTAGATTCAAAATCAATAAGTGCTCTTTCCCCATCTTTACTTATAAAGGATATCTCGCCTTTAGTAATATAACCTATGTTATCTTCTATTAATTGGGTCTTCTGTAATGTAGGGGCAGATACTGCATACATTGCTAATACGTCAGGTGCATAATGTTCATTGCACATTAACTTTGTTCCTTCAGGGACTTGTACTTTTACTACTTTTGTGTCAAATGGATCATCACTTAATTGGATTGTGATTTCTTGTTCGGTCATTTTTTTATTTTTAAGAGGTTATTATAGATTATATATTACGCTTAATGTATCTAATATTAGTTATACATACAAGTTAGTTGATTGTTTCATTATGTGATTGCCCCTGTTCCTGTACCGACCTGAGCAACAGCAGATCCTGCAGTTACCACTGCAGTAGTAACCAATCCTGATTTTATATAAGCATCAATGGCTGGTCCTGCTACTGCAGCAAATGCCGCACCACCCTTTTGTCTAATCGAAGCCTCACCTGCACCAAAACCTGCATTATTCATTGCCTCTTCACCAGCAATAAATGCATTCTTTAAACCTTCTTCAAGTACTGATTTTATTAATGGCATAATTTAAATAGTTTTATAGTTTATATATTTATAGAGATTTAACTTGCTTTTTACTAAGCTGTGCACCAGACATTTTTTGAACCGGTGGGGATGTACCTCCACCACGATCACCTATATGAGTATGGCTATTAAACAATGTTTTCATTAAATTTCCTAAAACCACAGGTTCAGTTGCACCTTCTCCTAATTTTATCGAGGATGCATGATTAACAACCATATTTTTACAATTAATAATTGCATCTTCACAATTTATTTCTGTATTAGCTCCACTATTAATTGTAAATTGAGCAGAATGAGTAAATGTTATATTTCCATCATTAAGCATTACAATAGTATCACCGTTAGCATTTATGACCTCAACAGAATTATCTGGTTTTATATTAACAGTGGTTGGTCCGACTGATGTTGTATAATCCATCATTAAACCTTTCTCTTCAGTAAAGAAAACTTTAACATGTTCACCTTCCCTATCATTTGTTACTTCAGTACCATTCTCTCCACCAGTTAAACCAAATGCAGTATCATAAATAAGTACATGTGAATTTTGGTATGAAGCTTCTATCTCTGCTTTAGTTTCATCTGAAGGATATATGTTTTCATTATATACTGGCTGATAAAAATTTCCATTATCAAATGTAAGCCTAACAATAGAGCCTAGTTTAGGAATTTCAAATTTACCACTTCCACTATTACTACCACCATACATTAACTGATGAGGTCTTGCCCAAGGCAATGCGGCGGTAGGAATCTTATATGGACTCTCAGGATCTTCAGGATCTACACGATCATCCATTTTCCCATATACCCTAATCTTGCATCTTCCTTCGAAGATATCATCAGCAGTATCTTCAACAATACCTACCCATTGAGTAGATCTTAAATCATCTGCATTAAAATTTGCTGGATTTACTTTTCCCATTAGTCAAATATATTATCTTGGTTTATAACAGAATTATTTGGTGGCCCTGATGGACCAAATGCATTTATTACATCTAAACCACCTAAGGTATTTGTTGATGGATCAAATATTTTTGTAGTTTGAAAATCAGGTGCATCATCAGAACCTCCTAGTGGATTATCCCCTAAATTAGTAACAGCATCACTATTACCAAATGTCTCTAATTCATTACCCTGTATAGCACCGCCAATTGCTGCATTAATTAATGCTTGTGGGTTTGCTATTGCTCCTAAGATTTGATTTCTACTACCATATACATTACCTAGTGTAAGATTTTGTAAAAAACTAGAGGCTGTTCTTTCTGCTAAATTAATAGCACCATCTACTTGATCCATCAATAAGTCCTTTCCAAACTGCTTTACTTTATCTTTAAATGAAGGGTCATTATTAGCTTGTATCCTATCAGATGGTAATGAACTATTAAATCCAGAATATTGAGATACGCTTTCCATATTAGCATAGCTAAATTTCATTTCAGTAGTAGCAATTTCCCCACCTACATTAGTTACACCTTCAAACACTTTACCACTTGCACCAGGAATCCATAAACACTGAGTAAATTTAAAGCCTACTTGGGATGTATTCCCATTTACATAATCATTAGTACTTGGGGTAGCATCACTAGGGTTAAGTGCCTTTAACCAATTTCTTACTGTTTTAAATTTTCTTATTTCTTGTACATAAATATAAACATCAAACCTAAGCAGGTTTTCAGGTACAATCATTCTCTTATGCATACTATCATATACTGCCATTTTGTATAAATTAAATAATGCAGTAATCTTCAAATCAATTGCTTCTAAACAACCTATTGTAATTCCATCTTCCCCCTTTGTTCCAGTGAATGGGTCTACTGAAAATTCAAATGACTTTTGCCAAGATTCCAATAAACCTTGTATTGTTTGAAAATAATAAGGTCTTGTATTTTGTATTTCTAACATCCCTAAAACAAATGCTTTTAAATACTGTACTCTGTTTGCTTCACCTATCGTATTTAAATAACCTATAGCGGAAGGTGTTGAAGGATAACTGGAATCTTCAGTACCTTCTATCATTTGTACGCTACCTCTTGCGGCACCATTAAAAAGAGGAGATGATATATCAAACATTAAACTAAAACCTAAGTAAGTTGGATCATCTAATGATGTGACAGCATTATTACCGCTACCCTCTATGGCACCTGCACTACTTACAAATCTTTTTGCAAATTCATAACTGCGTGGAAAGCTTCCACCTCCTAGGTTAGACCCAAACGGTCCAGCTAATTGTGCTAAGGCATCACTACCTGCAGGGTTTGCTAAATCTATTAAAGGCATATCTTTATCTTGTTTTTATATTTATATTTATTAGGTCGTAGGGGTGAACTCTCGACGCTGTAATTTTAATTTCATTCTAACTGGGCCTGGTTTTGTAAATAACCATTCAACACCACTAATAACATAAAATCCTGTTAAATATTCATTAACAATACCTTGCTCTGATGCAGGATCATTTTCATCAGTATCACCAGTTCTAGTTTGTGGAACTTCTTCTCCTTCTATTTCATCTTGTTGTGTAGCGAGTAAAGTATTTTTAATAGGACTAGCAAATTCTAATATTTGACAGTAAATTCTACTATATCTTACTAAAGCAGGATTAACAGTATCTAATTCTATAACCATTCCCATCTTATTAATTTCAGTAATGTTTTGATAATTTAAAACTGTACTGTATTGAAATTCAGGGTGAACATTATCACCTTGTGTTCCTAAATATTTATATTTAACTTGATCATTCCTAGGTCCTTCTACTTCTCCATCAATTATTCTACCCTTTGTTGCAGGTATCATACCAGGAGTGTCATTAGTAAGTGGGTCTACAAATTCACTAACCCATTCTTTAGCTTCTAAATCCCAATATTGAGTATATCTTTTATAACCATTTGCTTTACTTATTTCTCCACTTTTATTTACCATTTCATATTTAGAAATATATCTTGCCCCACCCTGCAGCTGTACCATATTACTTAAATAATTAGGAATACCGGCTACTTGCCCATCAGCATCATCCGATCCCATAGTATCTCCAGCATTTGTACTAAATCCTTGACTAGCTTCTATAGCACCTTCTTGGCTAAATAATCTATTTACATCAACCATAGTTAGATAATAGTACGGGTCAATATAAGCAGTAAAAAACGTTTCGTCATTTAAATAACTATTAGCTACTATATCCTGAATCCAAGTTTCTGTAGTATCATTAGGATTTGTCCAAGTCATAACATCTGCTGTCTCTTCAACATTAGACGCATAACCTAATTGTAATCTTTCTGCAATATTTAATAACGCGTCCCAGCTCGTAACTTCTTCCTCATACTCAACATTTTCAGTAAATAAATTAGGTACATACATTCTACCAGTTACCAGATATTCACTAGCAGTATCACCACCACCACCACCAACTGGTTTACAATCAACAACTGTAAAATCTATTCGTATTGGCTTAAATGTAGTTTCATCACCCTGTGATCTGATATTAACTTGTATTAAATCACCATCCTTAGGATAAAATCTAGCAGTAAACATTCCATCTACATCTGCAAATTGAATTTTACAGGTTGGGTAAAATGTATTATTTTTTAAAGAAAATAAATTTAACCTGTCCATTTGGACCTCGTATCCATTTATTCTAATTAAAGGGACTACTTGCGAAAATTTAGACGGTTTTTGTTGTAATGCTGCCTCATCAGAATTTTCACTACCACTTTCAACATCTAATATTTCCAAAGGGTCTAGTTGAATAGCAGGCTCTACTATTGTTAATATATTTCTCTCAACTATACTATCTGACATAATTTATAATTCTTTATTATTAATCTTCTTTGTTCTTGTTGGTAAATTTGCCCCTAGTGTAATTTTTCCACCCTTAAATATTTTAGCATCTTGTCCTTGCTGTAACATGTTTGGTGGGATAGGCGACTTAACACCATTCTTTTTTGTTTTAGCCTTTTGTGTTAATCTTTGTATTCTTGATTGATCTTGTTCACTTTGAACATCAGTATTAGTATATTGTGCTAATGATGCGCTAGGCCTCGACGCAGGGTTTGGTCTTGCATAAACTAGGTTGAGATCTTTAAGTTGAGGTATAGCTAAAACGTCACCTTCTTCTACGGCAAAAGGATTAAAGATATTATTAATTATACAAATTGCATCTACATATTGAGATGTACCAAAGTATATTTCTGATATCTTATCAATCCTACCAGCCTGGTCTTCCATAACATAATGTAATGCTTTTACACCAAGTTCTCTTTTATATTTAAATGATGGTGCAGTCAAGTCATAATATTGCTCGCCTGTTTTTTCATCAGTTAATTTATTTTTTAATGTAAGAGATTTAATATTCATTATCTTTATTCTTTTTATGAGTCTATTAGCATTTGAGTTAAATTACTAACATATTCAGCATTACTAACTTGAGCTAATGAAGATTCATTTGCAGGTTGAGATTTTAGGTTACTAATTTGTTGATCAGTAAAAGCACCAGTTTCTGCTTGATTAGTAGATGGTTGTAAACTACTAGTTCCTACATTAGGAATTGAGCCGTATGTAGCAACCTCAAGACCAGCTAAATTAAGAACATCTTCTACATTTTGTGCCGATGCGTATATTCTACCTTGGCCTGCATTAAACATATTTTCAATATCTCCTTTATCTCTAGGCTTGCCATGTTTTAAATCTACTTCAAATTTAACTTCCATAGGAAAATCATCATAACCTAAACCAGCACCTAATGTCATTGTAGAATTATCACAAATCATATTACCCATCATTACAATAGGGTTAAGAGGATTTCCTACAGTTAGATGCCAATCACCAGTAGGTTCACCACTAATAAAGGCTTTGGTTGCCTGTGTACCAGTTTGCCCACCGACCGCACCGCCTAAAAAGCCACCTAACATATTTCCTAGTAAATTTTTACCAACATTCTTTAATCCATCAACAACACTGTTTGCATCAAAGTTTCCATTACTATCTCCAAACAATCCTTTGAAACCGGTTTCAACATCATTAACTACACTTCCCATATATCCAGCAAAATTACCAGTTCTTAGCATACTAACATCTCCAAATTGGCTTGCAACAAAACCTGCACTTCCATAATACCTATGCCCACCTCCAAAGAATTGAGCATTATTAGTTGTCATTGTTAACATATTACTAATTACATCAATCATTGCTATTTTAGGATTAACATAACTTAAAGACTTTAGTTGATATTCAAATGTTAATTTCATATCATTTTGAAATTTTAATCCTCTATCTCTAATACTTGTTTTATCAACTACATTTATAGGACCTAATACAAAATTTGCATAAGTAGTACCTAATCTATCAGCAGTATTACTACCTGCCCCATTCTGTGCTCTAAACTTATCACCAGAACTTACACCTTTAGCTGAATCAGTTATTGCTCTACCAATACCACCAATCTTGCTATAAAATGGCTGTTGTGTATAACCACCACCAGCAGAGCCAGTATCTACAGCTTCAAAATCGGCTGTTATTTCTTTATAATTTAAACCAAATGACATTTGGAGTAAATCATCTAATTTATTACCAGCAGTTTCTCCTAGATATGTTATTGCAGTTACTCCTGCTATTTGAGTACCATCTACTGATTCACCTTCAGCACCATCTTTTGGTTTAATATTATAATTATAAATGTTATCTGAAACTGCAGTTGGGAATCTTCTTAATGTAATTAAATGATTTACTGGAATTTGTTTGTAATATTTAGAATATAAAAAATCAGAAGGTTTATAACCTATCTTAGGATAATTATTTTCAAAATAATTTATAATCTTTGGTAAAGAAACTTGCTTAGCATCGCTTCCACCCATAAGAGGGTTGTCTCCACTATCCTTGTAATTTACTGATTGATCAGTGGCTAAATTACCATGAAAACCTTGAAAGTTAAATAGTGCATATTTATTAGCGATAGAACCTGGTAATTGTGACGTGGCCATATCTTTAGCCACTGTCCCTGCATCTGGTGTTTTACGGTTGCCTGCATTATAAAAATTCTTGCTATATAATTCACCAACGCCTTTAGCAAAACCAACAGACTCCCCACCAAATACTCCTAGTAAACCATTGTTTACTTTATTAGGCTGAGGGTACATCGCTTTATTTAAATCATCAATTTGTGTCTGGAGATTAAATCCCATAAGATAAAGATATTTTTATTATATATTTAACCTAGGCTATTAAGATACTTATCAAGACTTAGGTTACTTTTTTCAAATTTATCAGACCATCCTTTTTTATACCTAGCATCAAATTCTTTTGCACTATCTAAAGAAAATGGACCTTTAAAAAATGGCCGTGTGGAGATATCTCTAATTTCTTTTAAGTTTTTAGAAATAATGTAAAATTGAACCTTTTCAAATAATTCGGACAATCCAACTTTTGTTTTTGTACACATCACGGATTCAATAACTACATAGAATCTTTCTCTATCTTTTTCATTTAACCTATTTTCTAATATCCTTGCAGTTTTAAAATCATCAGCTTTAAGAATCATTTTTCTAGCTCTATTTTCAAATAAGTGTCTAAAATTCATATCAAAAAAATGCTGTTTAAGAAATTTCATATTATCATAAAATTTAATAATGCGAATTTGGTAGAGAGGGTTTACAGGATCCCATTTAGAATCAAGTATAATACCTTTAACAGGTAAAAGAGTGTTAGGATTAGTATGAGATGCTAATAAGCAATATACAGTTTGTCCTTTATTAAATATTCTGTGGGTTTTCATTCAAATTCTATTATGTCATCGAATAGCTCAGCAGTACCGTTGACAGTAATATCAGGTGAATGATAAATTTTGTAAGTAATATCCCCTCCC